ATCATTGATCTCATACCAAACTTTGTTTAAAGTAAATTTTGGGAGGGCGCCGATTACTTCCTTCTTACTATCTTCATAATCAATTGAAGTTTGTACTAAAGAATCAAATTTTCGAACGTGAACCTCGAAAGATTCTCTAACTGACTTTGGATCCCTGGAAGGCCAAGAATATTTAGTCGTTTCTTCGAAATTTTCTTTTGCTAATTGCAAAGCACTTAAATTGCCTTTATCTTGAGGAGGTTTTAAACCTCTTGTTTTAAAACGGTTTACGAAGGTGCCGATGTTCGACTCCAAACAATTCGCCCATCCGATTGAAGCACGCCAGAAACTCGTGAAGGACTTTGAGTAGCTGGAGGTGCCTTGTAGTTCCTCCTGCTTTGAAAATCCTTCATTTCTGGTAATTTAATTGGTGTTCCTTCTTCTGGAATGCTTGGTAACATCTTAATTGGCTGTTCGAGTACTTTAACTTTCTTCGAACGCTTTCTTCGTTGACTTTTAGATAACACTTGTTCACCATTTTGTTTTTGACTTTCGTTGATCTTTCCACTTTGCTCTAATAACGCACGGTTTGCTCTAGGTAAAAGTTTCGCTAATGCACTTTCACCATATTTACTGGCGTGGTTCATTAAGGAACTAACCAAAGGAGCAACTCCTACAGCGCTACCAGATGTTGCTAAGTAATTTATTAAATCTTGTTCTGCTGAATCTTCAGAAGCAGCGCTAAAATGATCGTCTTCAACTTCCACTAATCGATTGAAGTTTTGTTCGAATAAAGGATTGTAGTGTTCTACATCTTCTCTTTGATTCGCTTCGAAATCTCTTTGTTGGAATTGTTCTCGATCGCGCCTGTTCCAAAAGTGATACTTATCACTGTATGTACTAGTTCTACTAGAACTGCTCGATACGATCGTGGATTCTGGCTTCTTAACTAAAAACATAGAAAAGGCAGCTACTGGAATAGAACCCAACCAAAACAATGGAATTAATAAATTTTCTCCGTGTGACGGACTAGCACCCCAATGCATTCCGGCTACTTTTCCATTCTGGTAAATTGGCGAACCTGAGGCTCCAGCCAAAGTACTAGCATCATGTCTAAGCATACCATCTTCATCGAAATCACCTGTTACCAAACCAAAACTGGTTAAATACGTACCATTTTCTGCTTTTGAATAAGTTCTAATGGCTGTGTCTTGGCACAAGTTTGCTAATTTCGCCGTCTTAACACCTAATACGGCCCAAGCGATTTCTCCAACATCGATAACAACAGAATCCATGATTCCTGTTTTACGAGGAAGTTTCTCACAGAGAC